GAGCGTCCGCCCGGCTCGATGATGTCCGTCTGCAATGCTGACTCCGCCGACGACCTCAACGTCTATCCGTGGTCGGGCGCGCAGTTGAACGGCGCTACCGCGAACCTTCCCGTGACACTCCCGGCAGGCCGCTCTGCGTGGTTCTTCGTCCACACGCAGACCAAGATCGCCTGCTTCTACTAAACCGGAGCCAATCTCCCCAATGCCTGACAGCAACGTCCACATGGTCGATCCTTCGACCATTCCAGGGCTCCCGCAGGGGCCGGTGGCATTTCCCCAGCAGCCGCCACAGCCGTCCCAACAGTTCGGCCAGGGCGGCAATACCCCGCAGAACGGCATCCCTCTGTTCGAGATAGTGCCCGTTCGCTACGCCAGCGGCGAGTACGTCAACGTCGAGTACGTGAACATCCTGACGCCGGGCGATCCGAAGTCGGTTCCCCGGCACAAGGTCACGGACATCCATCGGCAGATGTACAAGCCCTGGTACGACGCCTGGAAGCAGGGCCAGGTCATGGCTCCGGTGGGCACTCCGCTGGAGATGTGGCCGATCCTCACGCCTGCGATGGTTCACACGCTGAAGGCGGTCAACATCTTCACCGTGGAGCAACTGGCGGGCGTAGCCGACTCCAACATCCACCGCATTCCGATGGGCCACGACCTCAAGAACAAGGCGGTCGCATGGCTCAAGGAAAAGAAGGACGTGGACTCCTTCGAGAATAGCCGCCGCGAGAAGGAAGCGATGGCCGAGTCTCTGCGGATGCAGGACGAGAAGATCGCGTCCCTGCAGCAGGCACTGGAGAAGGCCACAGCGGCAATGTCGGCCCAGCCGGTGGCGGAAGTACGTCGCGGCCCCGGCCGGCCTCCCCGCGTTCCTGACGCTGCCTAGGAGCCCGACCCATGCCGGCAACGCTGTTGCAGATCGTTTACGACGCCTGCGGCGAAATCGGGCTTGTCCAGCCCTCCGTCGTCGCTGCTTCGTCCGACAGCAATATCGTTCGCCTGCTCACCATGCTCAACCGCGAGGGACGTGAACTCGCGCGGAGCAACGACTGGACGGTGCTGATCCGCACCCACTCGTTTTCCACGGTGGCGGATCAATCCGAATACGCCCTGCCGTCCGACTACGATCACCTGATCCGCGACACGGAATGGGATAGGACCAATTTCCAGCCAATGCAGGGTCCGCTAACCCCGCAGGACTGGGAGGCGATCCAGTCGGGCAGCATCGGCAATGCCGGGCCATACCGTCGCTATCGGTTGGTGCGCTCGGCGTCGGCGGCCAGCAAGAAGATCGTGGTCGATCCGGCCCCGCCCGACACCGGGGATGAATTGGCCTTCCAGTACGTCTCGGGTGCGTGGTGTACGGCTGCCAACGGCACGACGTTGCAGACGGCAATGGCGGTCGATACCGACCTCGCCCTGCTGCATCAGGACTTGCTGACGCTCGGCACCATCATCCGGTTCAAGAGATCGGTCGGGTTGGACTACGGAAGTGAGGCCGACGAATACGCCTCGATGCTCGGCCGCGAGATTGCGCGGGATCGTCCCTCGAGGACGCTCGACATGGCAGGGCAGGGCAGCTTCCGCCTGATCTCCTCGGCGAACATGCCCATCGGTACGATCGGCTCGTGAAAGTAGCTGGCAGGCGGGGCGCTAATCCCGCTGGAGCCTACGGCATTCCTCTCGGACATATCCCGTACCGTTCTCAGGTGTCACAACCGGCCTGCGATGTGACGATTCCGAGCAGGTTGCTCCAGGTAAGCCGAAGCTAATCCGCGTGTCTGCTTTCCACGCCGCTGCCAGCGCAATGAATCTAGTCCGATCCGCAGGATTGTTCAACGCATGACCGTTCGCGCTATCGCTGGGCCGATGAACAAATACGCGACCCGGCGCATCGGCAACGTGTCCAAGCTGCGCGGCTACTCCACGCCTTCGTGCGTCGGAGGGTGGAACGCCCGCGACGCCTTCGCGGATATGCCGGAAACCGATGCGATCATTCTCGACAACTGGTTTCCGGCCGAGACTTCCGTAGGCCAGAGGCGGGGCCACGCTGCACACGTCACCGGCATCACCACCAGCATCGAAAGCCTGATGTGTTGGTCGGGTCCGTCTTCGTCCAAGCTGTTCGCCGCAAGCGGAGCAAACATCTTCGATGTGACGACGGCGGGCGCGGTAGGCGCTGCATCGGAGTCGAGCCTGCTCAGCGACCGCTGGTCCCACACCATGTTCGGGACTTCCGCCGGCAACTTCCTCTACATCGTCAACGGACGCGACGCGCCGCGCTATTACAACGGCTCGGTGTGGACGCAGCCGGTCATCACGGGAACGACCGCGGCAGACTTCATCCAAGTCAACGTATTCAAGAACCGCCTGTTCTTCCTCAAGGATGCATCGCTCTCGTTCTGGTATCTCGATGTGGCGAGCATCGGGGGAGCTGCAACCGCGTTCAACCTTGCCCCGTATTGCGCTCTGGGTGGCTCCCTGGTTGCGATGGGCACATGGACGCGGGACGGCGGGTCTGGGATTGACGACTTCGCCGTGTTCATCACGTCCAAGGGCGAGGTGCTGATTTTCCGGGGCGACGATCCGACCTTCTCCAGCACATGGGCGCTGGTGGGCGTGTTCCGGATCGGTCCGCCCCTCGGCACCCGCTGCATGGTGAAACTGGGCAGCGACCTCATCGTGATTACCCGTGACGGGTTTTCGGGCCTGTCCCGGTTTCTCGCGGGGGGTCGTGCTTCTGGCAAGTTGGCCCTGTCCGACAAGATTTCCGGGGCGGTCAACGCTGCGGTGCGGTCCTATGGGGGCGCTACCGGGTGGCAGCCGATCTTCTACCCCACGGGCAACATGGTCATCGTCAACGTGCCGGTGACGACTGGGGCGCACCAGTACGTATCCAACTCCACCACGGGGGCCTGGTGCCGGTTTACCGGGCAGGCGGCACGCTGCTGGGAGATCATGGAGGACAACCTGTATTTCGGGGGCACGGGCACGGTGTACCTCGCCGATACGGGTCTTACGGATGCAGGGGCGGCGATCACTGCGGATATCAAGCCGGCATTTTCCGCATTCGGCAACAAGGGCGGGCTGAAGCGGTTTGCGATGGTGAAGCCCAACCTCGTGGTGGACGGGGCGGTGAGCGCAACCCTCGATGCCAAGATCGACTTTGAGGAAGGCATACCGACCTCGGTCCCGACCTTTACGCCCGCCTCGGGTGCCGAGTGGGACGAAGGTGATTGGGATACCTCGGATTGGGGCGACGCTGCCGCGATCAACCAGAACTGGTCGGTGGTTGGGGGCCTTGGAAGGCTGGCGACGTTCCGGCTTCGCACATCGACCTCGAACGGGTCGCTCCGACTAAACAGCACAGACTGGCTCTGGGAACCCGCAACAGGATTTGTCTAATGCCCAACTTTCCAATGCTCGCAAGCCTGTTTCAGCGTGGCCAGTCCGACCCCGGTGCGCGGCGCAACATGCTCGCCGACCTGTTGCAGCGCATCATGCCGCAGCAGGGCCAGCCGCCTCCGGCTCAGCCGCCCGGTGGACCGGGGCAGTTGCCTTTCGGCCTCGGGCAGATGTCCAGCCGGCAGGGCCAGCCCCCATCACTACCGCCGCAGGCGCAGGCGCTGTTGCATCGTATCTTCCCCAACGCCGCTCCCGCGCCCACAGGCGGCCCGCTACCGGCTCCGGCCGATGGTGCCCCGGCTACCCCGGCACAACCCCCGCAGGGCTTCCAGCGCGGCCCGTGGATGCCCTACGGCAGTGGCAACGGGGTGCGCGGCGGCTGATGGCAACCCTATTAACCGGCAACGACGAGATATTCGCCCGCTGGTGCGGGAAACGGATTCCCAACGTAGGGGAAGCCGGGTTTGGCCCATGCCGCACGGTTGCAGTTGCTACCGGCAAGGAAGCCACTGACCGCATCATGGCGGTGTTCGTGTTCCACGACTACCAGCCCAAGTTTGGCACCGTGCAACTGAGCGGCGCTGCCATCGATTCACATTGGGTAAGCCGGAGCACAGTGCGCGGCATCCTCGCCGTGCCGTTCCTCCAGTACCGCTGTCATCTGGTGTGGAGCGCGATCCCGCACGCTAGCGACCGGGTGATCCGTCTCGCCAAGGCGCTGGGGTTCAAGCAAGAAGCGATTCTGAAGGATCGGTTCGGACGCGGCAACCATGCGGTGATCGTCCGCCTCGAAAATCGCGATTATTCAAAGCGGTACTTCCGCGAAACTGACGCACAGAAGGCTGCGGCCTAGGCGTTGCGCCAAATCTTGCCCTGCTTGATGTCTGAAATCGTAGCCTTGTGGACACCGAAGCGTTTGGCGATGTCCTTGCCTTGATGGCCCGCCGCGAGCAGGGCGCGAATTTTCGGGATATCGGTGCGGCTTAGTTTGGTTGGCGCTTCCGCGGTCGGAACGGCCAACAGCTCGGCTATGGTTGGTGCTCCGTTCTTGCCAAGAAGGTGGCCCCACCGCTGCCCAACTAGAATGTCGCGGACTGTTGCACCGTCCAGTTGGTACTGGCGCGCGACGGCACGGATCGCCGCGCCTGACAACCGCAGCCGATAGATGGCCAGAACGTCGGCTTCGGTCAGTTTGGACGTGCCAATTTCGGCACCACGCAGCGGTCGGCCGAGATTGAGGCGTACCCGCGGCGGCTTTCGTTCAGACCAAGGGCGCGGCCCCGCCTTCGTGAAGATGCGGCGGCGCCCCTTGGCGAGCATATCGCTAACGTTGTCGTGTGCCGTGCCCACGAACAGGTGCG